TTGAGTCTGTAATGGCTTGGCTCGCAGGTGACCTGCCTATTTCCCCACATAATTGATTCTCTTCACACATAAAAATCATTTATTTTGTGTTTGAATAGCACTTTTGATTCTGTACTCGTCTATTTCAGCATCTAGTTTGCAATATCTTCATCAGTGAAACTTACTGGAAGTATGATTACTGGTTCAGTTATCATTTACTTTTCCTTCACATATAAAAATTTAGCTTATTGTTATAAATGATATTAGGCTAAGCCTAATCTTTAGTCAATAGGCTATGCCTAATAAATTAAATGAAATTAGACGATGATTATTTTTTATATCAAAATCAATTGAGTAGATAATTAGGAAAGGCCTAGCTTAACAAGTTTCCATCAGACCAAATGAGTTTAAGCTGGACGCTTTGAGGATTTTTTATTGCTTTTATTGTTATTTAACCATTCAGAGGCTTGTCGTTCTAAAGTTATAATGTATGCCCTAGTATCACTATTAACCCAAGAAGGTTCTTTTGTATTATTTTGCAGCAAAAGATATTTTATTATTTCTTTTCTTTCTGCCGAAGCTGACATATAAGCATGAATAAGGCTATTAAGTTGATGTTCATCATGTGTACATCTTGATTCAGCTTTATTTACTGGGAGGTGAAACTCCTTTAAGCCCCAATGTTCAGGTCCAACAACATCAGAAAAATAACTCCATAATTCAGGTAGCTTATCTTTTGAAATGGAGCCTTTTTTTATCCAATCATAAATAGATGGTAGCTTTACATTGAAATGTCGAGCAATCTCAGTTTTTGATTTAACTGATCCTGATGATAGTTTTTTATTAATTGCCTGCTCTATCGCTCGGCCTAAATCTTTACCATTAAGCATAGCCTAATTATCTTATCTTTATATTGTGTAGGCAATTCCTATTGATTTAACATTAGGCTTAGCCTAACATTGTATTTCAATATAGGCCGGAGGTAATTGAATAATGGATCAAATAAGTGCCACAACCGCAATAAAAAAAGCATGTAATTATGTCGGTGGGCAGTCTGAAATGGCTAAACGCTTGGGTATTTCACCGCCTACAGTAAATCAATGGATCAATGGAACTCGAAAAATTCCAGCACGACGTTGCCCTGAAATAGAAAAAGTAACTTCAGGAGTGGTTCGATGTGAAGAACTAAGGCCTGATGTTGATTGGTCTTATTTACGGGGAACTCAACAATGATTTTTATACTTACTTTATTGAAATAAACAATAGCAAAACCGTTTAAAGCAGTTAACTACAAGAATCTATCAATGGTGGTAGGAAATGAGTTGTCAATCAATAAAACAGGTAGTGAAAGCGATGTGTGAGGCGACAGCTGGTGGACGTGAAGCAATGGCTGGTGCGCTCGGTCTGTCTTTAACATCATTCAATAACAAGCTTTATGAGAAAAACGGTTGTCGTTCATTTGATTTAAATGAGTTGTTAGCGATGCAAGATATTTCTAAAACCGTTTTGTTTGCTGAGTTTGTTGCTCGTGAATCCAATCGCTTGTTAGTGGATAGAGTCAATCCAGCTGAACTAGACACAACCGAGTTATTCACATTACGCAGCAATGTTGATGAAATGCAAGGGCATTTAGCGTTACTGATGAAAAATAGTTTGGCTGATGGTGTTATTGATAACGAAGAAGAGCAGAAAATAAAAATGATGCTGGATGGATTAATTTCGCAGATCCGCACATTTATGAATGCGTTTGTTTCGTTGCATCAAAAGAGAAATTAAAGATGGCTATATCCAGAAAGGGTGAAGCCAAAGGTGTACGGCCTCTGGCTTCGGTTTGCCAAATTTCAATTGTGTGAAGAGAAATTAGCATGAGTAGATTAGCGCATTTAGTACCTAAAAAGCAATTCCGGTGTTTACCTGTCTCAGGTCGTCAGTCATTTCGCTATGTAGAAATCATAGTCTCTGACAAACAACCAGACAACTACAAGAAACCTGCATGTTTGGTAGATAGGCAGGCTCTTAAAAAGGCGTGGACTGATTTTTATTTTTCAAGTGGAGGGCGGGGCAATGAGCAATGAGAACCCAAACCAACTTAATCGCTACTACAAAAATCACCGAGGTGTTGTTGTTCGTTATGACAGAGAAAAACAGCGCGTTATTTTTATGCTTGATGGTTGTGACGACCCACAGTGTGAACCTGTACAGCGTTTTAAAGAGAAGTACACAGGTATTAAGTAATGAGGTGGCAAGATGAGTTTATTATTACTAAAAAGTCGCCCTTTAGTCGTTATTCCTGAGTTAGCGGTACATCTTGGTTTAAATGAGGCGATGCTGTTACAGCAAATTCAATATTGGTTAACTGAAACTACTTCAGGTGTTGAATATGACGGCTCACGCTGGATTTATAACACCGTTGAGGAGTGGAAGGAGCAATTTCCTTTTTTCTCTGAATCAACGATTAAACGCGCTTTTGCTAATTTGAAAAAGCAGGGTGTTTTACGCATCGAGCAAATTAATAAATCGAACCATGACCGCACTAATTATTATGCGATTAATTACGATCACCACTTGCTAACCGATGAGGTCAATATGACCCAATCGAACAGTGATAATTCATCTAATCGAATAGTTCAAAATGACCTTATCGATAAGCGCAAATTGAAACCGTCAAACAGTTCAAAATGCGCTGTTCTGAACAGGTCAAAATGGCCTGATCTTACAGAGAATACAACAGAGATTACTTCAGAGAGTACAACAGAAACAGATCATTCGTCGCAGAATTCTGACGAATCCAGCGACCAGCCGAAAAATGATTTTTTAACTCGTTATCCTGAAGCAGTGATTTACAGCGCTAACTTCCAAAAATGGGGCGATGAAGGTGATTTAAAAACGGCGAAATGGATGTTTGGTCGTGTTAAAAAACTAAATCCATCTGCGCTAGAGCCTACTTGGTATGACTGGGCGAACGATATTCGTTTGATGCGTCAAATCGATGGGCGTACCCATGAGCAAATTTGTGCCTTGTTCGATTGGGCCAACAAAGACTCATTCTGGTACCAAAACATTTTAAGTCCTCGTAAGTTACGTAAACACTTTGATGAACTATTCGTTCGTAGTCAAAAGCCAAAGGATGAGCTAAAGGTTCAAGTTGACACCGTTGAACGTGATAGTGCCTTTTCCCGCTTGATTGGCTCTCGGTCTAAACCTAAAAACCGCATTGAAGAAATTGCACTTGAGCTAGCAGGTAAAACAGGCATTCGTCGTATGAGTGAGTTTTCAGGTCGCCAAGCATGGAACAGCATTTGGAAGCAAGCGATAGAAATGTTACAGGAGACTCAGTAATGCTAACTAAATACATTTTGTTCGTTGGTTTTTGGTTTGTAGTGACATTATTGATTGGGTTATGGGGTACTTATGCCTGAGTTGATGTTAATGGATATTGTGAAGGAGAGAATAATCTGCCCATTTAATCACGTGATGTACAGTCACGAGTAAAACGTGGAGAGAAATAGCATGATGCAAAAAATAATGGAAGTTTCAGTATTACCCATAATGAATCGTGAATTAACTATGTCGAGTCGAGAGATTGCCAGTTTAACGGGAAGTAATCATTCCGATGTTAAGCGTTCTGCCGATAGGCTTTTTGTTGCTCAAATTTTAACCCAGCCATTGGCTGAGTTCCCTTTTGAACATAACGGCAATCAATATACTGAATATCGTTTTAATAAAAGAGACTCTCTGGTGTTGGTAGCTCGATTGTCACCTCAGTTCACAGCAAAAATAGTTGATCGCTGGCAGGAATTAGAATCAAAAATGCAGCCAGTCATTCCTCAAACATTACCAGAAGCATTGCGATTAGCAGCAGACTTAGCAGAAGAAAAACAAAAATTGGAAAGTGAACTGGCGATTGCGACACCTAAGGCTCAGTTTGTTGATAATTATGTTTTATCCCATGGTTCTATGACATTTCGACAAGTGTGTAAATTACTGCAGGCGAAAGAAACCGATTTTCGTTGTTTTTTAATTGATAAGAAAATTATGTATCGCTTGAATAATACGTTTACGCCTTATCAAACTCATGTCGATCTTGGTCGCTTTGAGATAAAAACGGGAACGAACCAAAAAAATAACCACGCTTTTGCACAATCAAGGTTTACTACTAAAGGTGTGAAGTGGATTGCAGGGTTATGGGCTGAATATAAAGTTGAGGATGAGATTTAATGAAACTACTCTTAACGCCCTATATTCAGTCTGACCTTGGCGTTGTTTTATTGAAGCCTGGAGCGGAGTTGCTTAAGCAATTTAAACCACATTCGCGCGTGATTATTAGCGATGTACCAAAAAGTTTAGATAAATGGCCTTCTGGGGCATTAACAGGAAATGAACAGCCATTATTGGATAACAAGGGCATTGTTGATTTTTTGAATAATAAAAAAGTTCTCCAAGCTATGGGAGGATTGTCATCGATGAATATGTGGATAGGCAGAAATATCCATTGTTGTCAGATTAACGATAAGCATGACAGTTATCATCATCATGAATTAACAACCACATGGCATAAAGACGGTGTGATACGGACTTGTTGGTACCATGATAATCATATTCGCCATTCATCAGCTGAGTGGGTTGCTGAATTGGCTCATAAAAATCGTATTGCTTGGATGGTAGACACTATTCGTAGTCGTTTGAGATTAGATGATAGCCATTCGCTGACGATACCTGATTTTTTTGCTTTTGCCGTGATGCATAAACTGGTTGATAAATTACCTGATGCTATATTGCGCCGTATCTTAAATTGGCCTGATAAAACTAAAGATCGTAGAGTGCATGGCGGTTTTCCTGAAGCTGATATTGTTCCAAATGAAGTGACAGCACTATCAGCAATGAATGCGCGTTTAGATGCTATAAAACCCGTTATTAATGTGACTGTCGATCCTGAACCTCCAGCCTCATTTCTTCTTAAACCTAAAATGTGCCGTTGGGAGAATACCCAATGGCTTCAATGGGTAAAAACACAGCCATGTTGTGTTTGCGGACAACAAGCTGATGATCCACATCATATCATCGGCCATGGTATGGGAGGCATGGGAACGAAAGCTCATGACTTATTCACTATTCCATTATGTCGTCAACATCATGATGAATTGCATCATGATCCGAAATTGTGGGAAGTCACTTATGGCAATCAAATCGAATTGTTATTTTCTTTTTTAAACCGTTCATTAGGAATGGGGGCATTGGTTTAACGTGTATACGGCACGGGGAGTATTAGTATGAGAGATATGCAGGAAGTTTTATCACGTTGGGGTGCGTGGTCAGCTAATGAGGGAAATAGTATCGATTACTCATCAATTGCCGCAGGTTTTAAAGGATTAATTCCAAGTTCAAGACGAAGCCGAGAGCAATGTTCTGATGATGATGGCTTAAAAATAAATAAAGCGGTATTACATTTAAAGGTAAATAATAGTTACTTGTTTCAGTTGGTTATTATGTACTATGTGAAGAATTATCCTTTACGCTCAATGGCTTCAAAACTTGGCATTTCTCATAATGAAGTGGCTAAGCGATTGCAGACAGCAGAAGGATTTATTGAGGGGTGTCTATCGGTTGATAACGTAAAATTAGATATGGATAAAATAATTAGAAAACACAGCATTTATAGTCTTGTGTAATTACAAAACACAATATATTGTGTTAATAATGATTTTGATGTTACATGACTTATCTATTAAAAACCTCGTGAGTATAGCGGGGTTGTGTTTTTTATAGGTCTACTTAAGCTGACTTACCGCTAAAAAATAAAGTTTGCTATCTGCATTTTTCTATGGCTTAATAGCGTCACTGGTTTGGAAGTACAGACCTATTTATGTTAGTCAGTTTAAAGTTGTTCCCGTTTAGCGTTATCCTCGATATCTCTTCATTGTGAATTCCTTCTAATTAATTCCCATAAGTAAAAATACAAAACAAACCGCCTATGCCTTATGGCAAATTAAATAAATTAAAGGAAATTCTATGTCTAATACAATGACTGGTACAGTAAAATGGTTTAACGATGATAAAGGTTTTGGTTTCATCACTCCTAAAGATGGAAGTAAAGATGTATTTGTACATTACTCTGCAATTCAGAGTGATGACTTCAAATCTCTGATGGAAGGCCAAGAAGTTTCATTTACCATGGAAAATGGTATGAAAGGCCCAGCAGCAGGCAACGTGGTGGCTCTCTAAAGGCGCTATTACTATTCGCCTCTATTTTAAATGCCCTTGTTGTAGCGGTTCACAATATAGAACATCACAATTTGATGTCACAGTGAACAATCCACATGGCGCAAAATGTATCTTTTGCAAAAGTGTGATGACAGCACAAATGAGTTAAGCATTAAATAGTTGAATATACAAAACCTCGCTTCGGCGGGGTTTTTTGCTATCTACGATCTCATATTGGTTAAAGATAAAAAATTTAGATTTTGGGGCTTTAAATTGTATAGGGAGGCATAGATAAAACATAACTAGACTTGCCTGCTTAGTTTGAACTCACAACGAAATGCATACTTTTTCCTCATAGGAAATACTGTAAGACCGAAAATAAAAGAGGTGTTTTGCTGATATTCTTACTATCAGTTATGCCCAAGATATAAAATCTCTCAGCTTATATTGCTATTAATAAATTTTTCAAGAAAATTATAAAGTTATATATTATGACAGAACCTTCATTAATCTCATATCCAATCGAGTACACTATATGTACATACAATTGAAAGGATAAGGATTTATGGCCATACTCACTCTCCGAAATGTTAAAAGCTATTCTGCTGATAAAGATGTAAATATAGATCTAAGTAAGCCTGTTACCCTCATTTATGGACAAAATGGTGCAGGAAAATCAACAATTTCAAGTTTTTTTTCAGGTTTTCAACAAGAAAAATACCAGCATTGTCATTTTGCAAGTCGTGAAAATTTTGCTTATTTTGTATTTAATCAGGAATATATAGAACAGAAGTTTCACCAAGAAATATATCAACCTGGTATTTTTACATTGAATGAGAAGAATGATGACGTTAACGGTAAAATTGAAAGTAATAAGAGAAGAATTACTGAAATAAACAACTTACTAAACACTTTGGATACAGAGATAAAAAATAAAAATGATGCAAAGTCTACTGTTATCGAAAAGTACTCTAAAGTTATTTTTAAAAAAACTATCAATGATCGGCAATCGTTAGATTATTTTCTAGATAGAGCTAAACGAGTAAATAATTTTTATCAAAAAATGAGGGAAACTTCATTAGGAATTCAAAAATATGAGCTGGTACAACTTACAGAGAGACTGGAGTTGTTACTTAATAGTGAAGGAACTCAATATACAGAGATTATTGAACCAGAGGTTTATGGCCTATCTGACGAAATGCTGACTCTACTTCAAAGTTCGTTGACAGCATCGTCCGATACACCATTTTCAGCCATTATTCAGCAGTTAGGTAACGCTGATTGGGTTCATAGTGGAACAGGTTATATTAAAGATAATATTTGTCCATTTTGCCAACAAAAATTTGATTCTCAGCATCTTCTTCATGAATTGACACTCATGTTTGATAAATCTTATGAAGATGCTCTGGCAACGCTTACCCACAGTCAGACAGTCATTTCCCATGAATTAGACTTATTGGAGTCATTCCATGAGCATTTACGACAACACCCTGTAGTTAGTGATGATCACCAAGTTTTTAGTATTATTAAATCTCTGCAACAAACTTTACGTAATAATCTACAATCACTCAGACAAAAGCTACTACAGCCTTCGCAATCCATACAACCTGACGTTATTACAGATATACGTCAGCATTTGAACCAGATACTGGTAACTTTAAATAGTAACATTAGAGACAATAATCAGCTGGCAGCCAATTTTAGTCAGGAGCGAGCTCGCTTGGCGGCAGATTCCTTTGCATATCTTAGAGAAGTGAGTGATCCTTATTTGCGTCAATGTGATCAGGAATTAGCAGAAATACAACAACAATTGCAAGCTGAGATAAATCAAGTTGATTTATTGAGAGATGAAGAGCGAGCACTTTCGGTCGAAACTACTCATCTTATAGGGCAATTATCAGTTATACAGCCTACAATTGATAACATTAATTATAATCTGACACAATTAGGGATCAATGATTTCAATATTATTTGTCATGATGAGAGCTTGAAACTATATCGCTTACATAGACAAAACCAGCCAGATGATTCTGAGGTCTTTAAATCTTTGAGTGAAGGCGAAAAAACAATCATATCTCTTCTCTATTTCCTAGAATCATGCATTGGTCACGTACCTGATAGCCAGACAATACAACCTAAACTGATTGTTATTGACGATCCTATTTCCAGCCTGTCACATAACTATATTTATGAAGTTGCTTCGATGATAAAACATAAATTAATTTTACCGAAGATTGCGCAACACATTGTTATATTGACGCATAATATATTTTTCTTTCAAGAGATTCTACTTTCAGTTTATAAACGACTGGCTCCCGAACGTACAACACCAAAGGGGTGTGCACTTTATCGCATCATTAAAGGAGAATATAGTGATTGTATCCCATTATCGATGCACGACATGCTGAATGAGTATCAGGCTTTATGGCAAACCATACGGGATGTCCGCGATGGAAGAAGTTTACCGGTAGTATTACCTAATACAATGCGAAATATTCTTGAGTACTATTTCAGTTTTTCTTGCAAACAGGAAAAACTGGATAAAGCGCTAAATAAGCTAGCAGTTGAATATTCAGCAGGGGAATATGACTCATTTTATCGAGCAATTAACCGTCATTCCCATTCTGATGGCAGAAATATCATGGCTACAGGAGTGATTAATGTAGAAATGTATTTCCGTTTATTTCAGAAAATTTTTGAAGAAACGAAGGATTCTGATCATTACAACACGATGATGGGGATTACTGTTGAGCAAACAGAAGGTTGATGAAATTATCACCTGCGGGCACCACACACTCAACGGATCGGGAGCGAGCGCATATGCTTACGCACATGTTCTACGCGCCCGAAACGAAAACGAGTGTACCAACGAACTGGTACGATTTTCGGTCTCATAGGGCTATCCTTTTACAAACCGACTACTGCCGGAAGTCCCTGTACCCATTACAGGCATGCAATGATATAGAGAGGATTACCCGAGGTGATAACCCCTTAATAATACACAGTTCCATAAAATAAACCACCTTTCTTTGAATAATGTAGTCATTCTATGTCTTCGTAGTGTTATACATAGTTGTAATTGTAGTTGTCCTCAGAATTAAGGGTTGAAGTCAGTAGAATGGCCTAAAGTTATTCATCAAAAGATAGTATGCTCAGGTTGTCCTTGTTGAACTAAATACAGTTTTAAATAGTTTTATCTTAATTCATTAATTTAATTGATATAAAAGATATATAATACAAACAATAAAAAATGCCGATACGCTAGGAGTCATATCGGCATATAAAATAAACGCAAGAAGCAATGTAAGTCATGTCGTACTAATCCGTATCAAACCTGTCAATTTGATATACCTGTAATGACAATTATTATCATTAATATATTCAACCCTAAATTAAATAAGGTTACTTTGTAGCCTTTTCATTTACGCCGACCACAGAATCAACATCCACTTATATCATTCACACAAAAGCTGTGAGTCGGCATCTTATTGATTAAATTCTTCGTTAATTTAGTTGAGTTTTACTTTAAGAGAGTTAGGTATGGAGTATTTACTTTGAAGAAGGAAATGAAAATCTCAATGTGTAATGATAAGTCTCTTAAATAATAGACCCCAATTATTTTTGGGGTCATATATTGAGATTATTGAATTAATATCCCTGATATTGATTTATTACGAATTAATTTTCAGGTGCAATAGCATCCAATACTCGAGCAGAATAAACCATCGCAGCACCAGTATTTAATGCAACAGCAACACCGAGTGCTTCTGCAATTTCTTCATGACTAGCACCCAACTTTAAAGCGGTGTCAGCATGTACGGCGATACAACCATCACAGCGTGTTGTGACTGCAACTGCTAATGCGATTAATTCTCTTGTTTTTGCATCTAAATGATTAGTTTTTTTACCTGCATTGGAAAGTGCTTGGTAGCCAGTAACCGTATCAGGTGTTAATTTTCCTAACTCACCAATACGTCCCATTAATTGTTTTCGATATTCATTCCAATTAAGCATGATATTAACCTTATTGAGTTAACTGAATTATTGGTTGACATTATGGGATGAAAAAAAAGATGATGACATCATCAAACGAATCAATTTTTAGTGAATTAGTCTCATGGATACGTTGAGCCAACTCTTATACCTTTCTCAAGGGCAATTGCAATTAGATGTGTTTTGTCAAATGAAAGGACATTTTTCCTTACCGCATGTTTCATCTGTTGAACATGAAACTATTTTTCACTTAGTTCTATCAGGGCAGTGTTATGTTCAGATTGAAAAATCAGCCCCTATAGTTTTATCCGAAGGTACTTTTTTAATGTTAAACAGAAGGCAATCACATACCCTTTGGAGTGGAGAACGAGATATAGAACCTCCCCCTTTTTTGCATAAAAATAATGGCTTCTTACCTGTTAAGTACACAAAATCTGAAGATCAGACTCAACATGTTGATTTGCTTTGCGGACGAATGGCTTATGCTAAAGGAAGCGGGTTACTATTATTAAATGGGTTTCCTGATATGGTAGTGGCAAATTTGGTGGAAATGCCAGGGCTAACAGTATTGAATTTATTTAGCCAGTTGCTTCGAGAGGAAGCCATTAATGCAAATCAAGGGGCGGCTGCGATATTAAATGGGCTTGCTCAGACTTTATTCGCTTTTGCATTACGTGTTTATGGGCAAAAACCAGATATAAACTCAAGTTGGTTAGCATTATTAGCTGAACCTCGGTTAAGTCGTGTATTTAATTCTATGTTAAATGAACCACAAAAAGGGTGGACACTTGATTCTTTAGCTAATGTCGCTTCAATGTCACGAGCGACTTTTGTGCGTCAATTTAAAGCAACGGCGAATACGACACCTGGCGAAGTTCTACAATCCATTCGTATGCTAAAAGCACTTTCATTATTACAACAAAATAAATATACATTATCAGATATCGCAGAAAGAGTCGGATACCAATCTGAAGCTGCATTTAGTAAAGCATTTAAAAGTGTATTTAATTGCAGACCAGGGCAGTGGAAGAAGCAACAGAGTAAAGTGTAAAAATTTGCACAGAGTAAAGAAGAATTATTACTTTCTTTTGAAGTCACTTCGGTGACTTTTTTGTTATCTAAAGTAAAAACGAAATTATATTTGCGCTTAAATTAATCGCTGAGTAAGGGAATTGAGAAGCAGAAGAAGTTCACTATTACTTAAGTGACGGGAATGCTGTTCGAGTTATCATTCCCGATTTGAGTAAAAAAAAGCCGACGCGCTAGGAGTCATGTCGGCATAAATCTTCGGGAAAAGTGTTAATAACGAGAGCGATCATTAACTATAAAGCAATGTATCAATATCGGAGAAAAAACAGACACATTTACGAATAATAATCATTATCATTTAATTGTCAATTATATGAGGTCACTACAGTGACCTTTTTCTTGTCTAAATATGATATATATCAATAAAAGGTGTGTGTTATGTCAAAAGAGATAAGCGAATTACAGTTTAGTCTTCACTATGCCTCAGAAACAGACAGTGAAAAGAATACCTCCGCCATTTTAACGGCGAATATCCATACGACTGATGGTGAAACTCAACAACTGACACAATTAATTTGCACGACATCTTCCGCAGGTAAAAAGCAATATCGAATCGGCTTGCAAAAAATTAGTGATGCTGGTGCTCCATTGCTGGTGGCGATTGAATCCTATTGGCGTAAAAACACACAAGAGAGTTGTGTTTATTTGTTAGAGAAAGCGAGGCAATTTATTCAGGGACACTTACAACAAACGAATACATGGATATCCATGTACGGCCTTGTGATTGTTTCTAATGCGTCACTTGAAGAGCAGTTGCCTGAGGCTTTATTAACATTAATTCATTCAAAATATGCTAGTCTTTCTTGAATGTAACTTATTGGTTTAAATTAACTTTATAAGCTATCTAATATATGAGTCTTTTAATGATCGTGATCTTATAATAAAAACATCTTTAAAGTAAAAAGACTAATAAGTATTATTTTTATATTGATGAGGCTTGAATAACAATAAGAGGCGATATGAAAATTAAAGAACCAGATGAGCTTATAGCGGATGCGGATAAATATGAGTCAAAAGTAATGTTTAAATCAATGAGAATAGCTTGGTTGATATTTACCATTGTACTACTTAATTTAATACCAATGCTTATTCATGGTGGAGTATTGTCATTATCTAACTTTTTGATTTTCAATGTGTTTGTTATTTGTATTATGTTATGGATATATATCAGAAAAATATTTTATACATATTCCAAGAGAAATTCACATTAAGATAATGTTACTCATAGTGTGAGTAAAAAGAATTTTAAAAACAGTTTTTCTAAAGGTATTACTTAAATTTTAGAAGAGACAACCTTACCTTAGATAATGAATACTGTGATTTAGGGAGAGTAATGATCGTTTCATGAGATTTATAAAAAAGAAGCCCTCGGATGAAGGCTTTAATAGCGATACTATATAATAATTAGAAGCAATCGATAACTAAAATAGATTAGTTATATATCAACTAAACATTAGCTATCTCTCATAGTTTACTCGTTTTACTAATGTAGAAACTTGCACTAAGTCAAATAAGTTTTTTTTGTAAAAATACTATCCTTAATAGAACTGTAAACTTTCGTTTTAATCTAAATCATAACGTTAGTTCAAGTTTCACCTTCACATGTTTAACTCTTTCACACTAATCATCAACGGACACTCCTCAGGGGGTGACTATGCGTATGGAAAAATTAACCAATGTTACTTACGGAACCGCAGGCTTAACGGCCTTTTTTGCCAGCCTTTCATTATATGAATGGGGATTTGTTATCGGGATGGCGTTCAGCATGCTTCTTGGTTTAGCCACTTATTTTATGACACGCCGAGAGCAACGAAAACGCACTCAATTATTTGAAGAGCTTGTTCGTCATGTTGACCCACAAAACCCGACTGAAACGTTAAAAAGGCTTGCTGAATTAATGGTGAAAGTGTCAAAGGATATTTAATGTCTCTCAAACAGAAAATAGCGGCGCTAACAACTGCGGGAGCAACAGCCATCGCGTTAGTAGTAATAGCCCATTTTGAAGGTGTACGTTATGAACCTTATCGTGATGTGGCGGGTGTTCTAACAGTTTGTTACGGACACACAGGTAAAGACATTATTCAAAGTAAGACATACTCACAACAAGAATGTGATGCGTTATTACAAAACGATTTTATTAAGACACAACAGCAAGTCGATGCATTAATCAAAGTACCACTCGATGACTACACCAAAGCCGCTTTATATTCCTTTGCTTTTAATGTGGGAACGACCACATTTGCTCGCTCAACATTACTTAAGAAACTAAATGCGGGTGATAGAGCGGGTGCCTGCGAAGAAATGAAACGTTGGGTATATGCAGGCGGAAAGGTCTGGCGAGGGCTGGTCAGTCGTCGAGAGGCGGAGTCAGCACTATGTCATGGAAACCTTTAATCATCATTATCAGCTTTATCCTTGCATTACTCATTACAGTAGCTGGTGGCATTTATCTCTTGATTGATAACTCATGTACTAAAGACCAAGTTAGTTTAGAAAAGCGCTGTCAGATTGCACTCTCATATCATCGGTACTAATCATGAAATACGGGAAACTCTATGCCGTCATTGCAATGGTAGGCATTATTGTGGGAGGCTATTGGGTGATTAATTGGCAAGCTAACAGAATTAATCTATTAGTAGAAACAAACAAAGAACTAACGGAGGCTCTCGAAGAACAGAAGTCTATTAATACTGACTATCAAGCACGCATAATGCGATTAAATCAGTTGGATATTCAATATACGCAGGAGTTGGCGAATGCTAAGAATGAAATTAGTCGCTTGCGTGATATTAGCGAGCGTCATCCTGAGCGGGTGTATATCAAAGCAGAGTGCCCAAAAAGCAAAACCACTCCCTCCACCAGCTTGGCTTATGCAACCACCGCCCGACCTACTGACACCGCTCTCCGAAATTATTGGTTACTCAGAGAGCGAATTGCAGAGTCAGAGCAAATGATTTTGGGGTTACAGGATTATATTAGAGTGGAGTGTGTGAACTAAAAAAAGCCCAGCATGAGAAGCTGGGTAATACTAACAAGATATCAATTAAATAAAATAGTATGGATATGTAATGTCGTCAAAAATGAGAATTAGAGTAAAATATTTGTCACCAAATAAAGTAAAAAAGTAGCCCTGTGAATTGGGCTCTCACAGGGGGCTGAAAAAAGTAAATGAAACAACAAAATTGTAGTTATTTTTATACAATATAATTTCTTTTCGTATTATGCAAATAGTCAGCGTCGCATTGTCGCTGTTCTCATACATTAACGATGACATGTTCTCCTCACATTGAGTGTGTAAGAGAAGTCAAAAACAGCGAATACCACCGTTTAGTTATTTTTTCGGTCATTATCAGCAAAGTCAGCTGTAGGTAGAAGAAGGGGCGTGATGATGGAGAGACATCATCTACAAACGTCATTCATTGAGTGGTGTATACAGATAGCCATCAGGTAACCGCTGGTGGTTTTTTTACGCATTTCATTGCTCATTCACAGAGCAATTCTAAAACGTCGAATCCAATCACTTTAATATGAGCCTTCGAGAAAGTCAGTTATAGCTGGCGAGCTTCGACGGGCTGATTTTCTATGTGAACGAGGGTTCATTTCAAATGAAGGTAATACGCTATGAATAAATCCTTAGTTTTTAAAGGTGATGAAATCCCTCTATTTGATAATGGTGATGACCAACAGGCAACTTTAAGAATTACTTGCGTACAAAGATGAGCCATCAGTAACTCGTATCTTTAATCGAAATAAAGACGAGTTTACCGACAGTATGTCTCAAATGGTCAATTTTACCTTTAGTAGGGATAAGCTAATAAAAGTGAATTTTCTTTGAAAGGAAATAAAAAAGAGCTCACAGCCAAGAGATAATGAGGCTCAACGTAATGAATATACCCGTTTTGTTATTTTCTGGGCATTATCAGTAACGTCAGTTGTTGGTAGAAAAAAGGGAGTGAAATCATTTTGTCAATCATTCACTAATATCATTAGGCTAGATCGCACATCATGAGTCGATTAAAAGTACTAAAACCACGTATTCCCGTGTTAAAGACGAAAGTGGTTAAACCATTAGATGTTGTCACAAGGCGAGTGACTGGATCACAACGGCAAAAACGAAGGTTATTAAAGTGGCAAGAGAACCCGCATTGTGCCGCATGTGGGAGCTTGTTAGCTTTCCCTGATGGATTTGAATTAGACCATATCATTCCTCTATTTAAAGGTGGAAAAGACACCATTGAAAACTGTCAGGTACTTTGTATTGAATGTCATCGAAAGAAAACAAAAGAAGAATTATCTCGCTAATGTGAGGCTAACAGCAAAGAGGGGGGGAGGTGAAAAAAATAAAAATAGATCGCCTAGGCTACCTCGCCCCCTCTCATTCAGAGAAAAAATTCTGTTTTTTGAAAGAAGTTAACCTTATTTAGGTAAGGATAAAGTGATGCTAACAGGGCGGAAAAAGAAATTTGCACAAGCCCTGAAAAAAGGGATGACGCAACGAGAAGCCGCGATTGAAGCGGGATACAGCGAGAAAACTGCTCAGGTAAAAGGGAGTCAGTTAGCCAAAGATCCGGATGTAACAGCTTATCTAAGGCGCAGTATTAATGGTAATACTAAAGTTAATACTCATTTAAATCAAAAAGTTAACTCTAAGGTTAATTTTGACGTTAACACTGAAGTTAATTATCATTTAAATCATGAGGTTAGCAATAAAGTTAACCCTACAATTAATCGAAAAATTAACTCTAGAGTTAACTCCAATGTTAATTCTGACATTAACGCTGTTATCACGGATAAAGAGAGGTCGTCACAGGTACACGACTATCCTGATCCTCTGGCCGTGATTGCCGAAATCATGATGAAAAATAAAGACATCGACCCTAAATTATCGCTTGATGCCGCCGCAAAATTGGCACCTTATCTGTGCAGTAAGAAAGGGGACTGTGGCAAAAAAGACGAAAAGAGGAAAGCAGCGAAAAAAGCCGGTAATCGTTTTTCACCAATGCCTCCCCCAAAATTAATCATCAACAACAAGGGTTAAACTATGCCATATTGGACTACCGCTTGCCCTGACTGGGAGGAGCGAATAAAGCATGGGCGCTCGATCATTCCTCCACCGATATATCCTGAACAGGCAGAGCTTGCGTTAAATATCTTTAAACAATTAAAAATAGTTGATGCTCCGGGCAGCCCAACGTTTGGTGAAGCTTGTGCTCAATGGATATTTGACTTAGTGTCTGCGCTATTTGGTTCGTATGATACGCAAACGGGACGGCGATATATTACTGAAGTCTTCGTCCTTATCCCAAAGAAAAATTCGAAATCCACGTTAGCGGCGGGGATCATGATGACGGCGTTACTGTTAAATTGGCGCCAAGCCGCAAGTTATACCATCATTGCACCTACTGTTGAGGTCGCGACAAATGCCTTTAACCCTGCAAGGGATATGGTGAAGTATGATGAAGATTTGGATGACTTGTGCCAAGTACAGACACACATTAGGACCATCACGCATAGAAATACGGATACCACACTGAAAGTATTAGCCGCTGATGCTAATACGATCTCAGGTATTAAGTCAGTAGGAACGCTGATTGATGAACTGTGGTTGTTTGGCAAACAAGCGAATGCAGACGATTTGCTTCGCGAAGCGATAGGGGGGTTGGCTTCCCGACCAGAGGGATTTGTGGTGTATACCACGACTCAATCCAATGAGCCTCCATCAGGGGTATTTAAGCAAAAATTACAGTATGCCCGTGATGTGCGTGACGGCAAAATTCATGACCCTAACTTTCTTCCTGTGATTTTTGAACATCCACATGACATGGTAGAAAGAGGAGAGCACTTGTTAGCGGAAAACATGGCCATGGTAAATCCCAATTTGGGGTATTCGGTGGATGAAGTTTTTTTAATGCGAGAATTCCGCAAAGCAAAAGAGACAGGAGATGCCTCTTTTCGCGGTTTTATGGCAAAACATGCCAATGTGGAAGTGGGGCTCGCATTGCGTTCTGATCGTTGGGTGGGCGCGGACTTTTGGGAGCCACAAACAGATGACACTTTGACGCTTGACGAAATCCTTCGTCGTTCAGAGGTGGTTACTGTCGGTATCGATGGTGGCGGATTAGATGATTTGCTCGGTTTATCGATAGTGGGGCGATGTAAAAATACGCGTCAATGGTTGTCATGGTCTCATGCTTGGGGGCATTCATCGGTGTTTGAGCGTCGAAAAAGTGAAGTGGCCAAATTGCTCGACTTTGAAAAAGACGGTGATTTCACCCTCGTTGCACAAATAGGGGATGACACGAAGGAAGTGGCTGATATTGTTGAACGAATTTATCAGACAAGGTTGATGGATAAAATTGGCATTGACCCTTCAGAAATTGGGGGATTACTTGATGAAATCGTGCAAAGAGGCATTGAACAAGATGCCATTGTGGGGATTTCTCAAGGGTGGCGGCTAGGCGGTGCCATACAAACCACGGAAAGAAAACTGGCTGAAAAAGTGTTATTTCATGCTAAACAGCCCTTAATGAATTGGTGTGTGGGTAATGCAAGAGTTGAACCTAAAGGGAATGCCATACTGATTACCAAGCAAGCCAGTGGTCGATCGAAGATAGATGCACTGATGGCGCTGTTTAATGCGATATCACTGATGGCATTAAACCCTGATCCTCCGCAGAAACAATACAAATCTTATTTTATTTAGAACCCGCCAATGGCGGGTTTTTTTTAAGGAGTCTGCATGGAAAATCAACGTTCCTACAGTCTATTAACGATTAAATCAGTGAATGAAAAAGACAGAGAAATCGTGGGCATGGCGACAACACCGTCAACTGATGCTTATGGCGATATTGTCGAGCCAGAAGGTGGCGTATTTACACTACCGCTTCCCTTGCTATGGCAGCACAACATGGAACAACCTATTGGCGAAGTTATCGACGCGAAAGTCACACCACATGGGATCAAAATTAAAGCAAAGATAGCCCAAATAGCCAGTCCACCGGGATTATCTGCACGACTCGAAGAGGCGTGGCAATCCATGAAGTCTGGGCTGGTGAAAGGGCTTTCTATCGGATTTAAACCGTTGGAATATGCTTTTTTAGATGAGGGAGGGATCCGATTTACCAAATGGGTGTGGACGGAATTATCTGTCGTGACGATCCCCGCCAATAAGGATTGTCATCTTCAAACCCTTAAATCGATGTTTCAACCGCCGGCTGCGTCTGGCTCAAGGCGAGTTGTCCATTTATCTTCTCAATTATCCGCTGGCGTTTCAGCAAAAAATGCATTTAATAAGGAACATACGATGAATATTGCCGAACAAATTAAATCATTCGAAGCGAAAAGATCGGCCAATGATGCGGCACGATTAGATATCATGAACAAAGCAGCTGAAGAAGGTCGTACTTTGGATGTGGAAGAATCAGAGCAGTACGATAATTTAACCTCGGAAATCAAGGCAGTAGATAGTCATTTAGTGCGTTTGCGTGAAATGGAAGCCTCCCAAGCCAAACAAGCTAAGCCGATTGATGTTGAGCAAAACTCATTTCGTGAAGCCTCTCAATTGCGAGGCGGGATTATAAAAGTAGACGAAAAATTAGCGCCAGGCATTGAATTTGCTCGTTATGTGAAATGTTTAGCCGCCTCAAAAGGTAACACAACACAGGCATTGGAAATTGCAAAATCACAATACCCAGAGCAACCCCGCATACAGAATGTACTCAAAGCGGCGGTAAACGCAGGGACAACGACCGATCCACAATGGGCGGGGACATTGACGGACTATCAACATTTTGCGGGTGATTTTATTGACTTTTTACGCCCTAAAACCATTATTGGTCAATTTGGTATCGGGGGGATCCCGTCATTGTTTCGTATTCCGTTTAATGTGCGTATCCCTGGACAAATCAGCGGAGGAAAAGGGTATTGGGTGGGGCAAGGTGATCCCAAACCACTGACTAAATTTGATTTTCAATCTATTCAACTTGGCTTTGCAAAAGTCGCAAACATTGCCGTGCTGACGGATGAATTAGTGCGCTTTAGCAACCCCGCGGCGGATACCCTTGTACGTAATGCCTTGGCGGCTGCCATCATTGAACGCATTGATATTGATTTCATCGATCCTAACAAAGCCGAAGTCACAAACGTGTCACCCGCTTCCATTACGCATGGTGTGAAAGCCATCCCATCAACAGGCAATCCTGAAGCGGATGTTGAGGCAGTGTTTGAAGCCTTTCTGAAAGCCAATCTTTCGCCGACAAGTGGTGTTTGGATCATGTCTTCCATGACAGCATTAGCCTTATCAAAAATGAAAAATCCATTGGGTCAGAAGATGTACCCTGATTTGAGTTTCCTCGGTGGGGCTTTCCAAGGCTTACCTGCGATTGTGTCACAGTATGCGGGGGAACAGTTAATTTTGGTTAACGCGCAAGATGTGTATCTTGCCGATGATGGTCAGGTGGTAATTGATGCGAGTCGTGAAGCGTCTTTACAAATGGAAGATAGCCCAACTAATAGCAGTAAAACGGGGACCGGAGCCCAATTGGTGAGCATGTTCCAAACCAACAGTGTGGCTATTCGTGCAGAGCGCTTTATCAATTGGCGCAAACGTCGCCCAGAAGCAGTGGCCTATGTGTCGGGTGTCAACTACCGCACAGTCACAGGGGGAGATAAAAGCCCAAAGTGATCACGGTGGACAACGCCGAAGTGACAACAGACACAACACATAGGAGGATAAATTAATGGCTGTCATTCAGAAAATTAATGTGGGCGAAAAAGCCAATGATGGCACAGGCGATACGTTGCGAGACGCTTTCGTAAAAGCCAATCAAAACTTTGAAGCCTTAAATACTGCTGTGCAGAAAGGGGGAGCTGATCCGAACGGTGACTTAGGAAAAGAGCTTTCTAAGGAGCTTGAGGCACTCACATTACGTGTCGAATCGCTTGAAAAGACGAAAGAGTAACATAAGGGGCGGTATAGCCCCTTTCTTTTTCATGGGTTGGGGACTTTATGCCAATATTAACGAACATTGCCCAGGCCGTGGTTAAGAGACTGGCTGGTCTCGGAGAAGGTTGGCTCACGATTTTCAGAGAACCTTTTACTGGCGCTTGGCAGCAAAATATGGCGCTTAGCCGAGAAGAGGTATTAACTTACCATCCTGTTTTTTCCTGTGTGACATTAATCGCCTCAGATATTGCTAAAATGCCCTTGTTATTAAAACGAAAAGGGCATGATGGGGTATGGCACGAGCAAAATAAAGGTGCTTACACGGTGATAGTGACACCTAACTCGCTACAAACCAGGAATCAATTTTTTGAAAATTGGCTCAATTCAAAATTGACGACGGGGAATACATTTGTTTTTAAGGTGCGAACACCTAAAGGAAAAGTGCAAGAACTGAAAATACTGGATCCAAACCGCGTTAAACCACTGATAACCGATAAAGGGGAGGTGTTCTACCAATTATCTACGGATAATATTTCAGGAATAGCGCAATCGGTGACGGTTCCCGCTAGAGAGATTATCCATGATAGATTTAATTGTCTCTATCATCCCTTAATGGGGTTACCGCCTGTTTATGCGTGTGCATTATCCGCGGCACAAGGGACAGCGATCATGAAAAATGCCACACATCTCTTTGTGAATGGGGGTAAGCCCAGCGGTGTTATCGAAGTGCCTGGCAAAATCAGTGAAGAGGACGCTCACACGCTAAAAAAATTATGGGAGACGAATTATGGTGGTAAAAATGCGGGTAAAACAGCAATATTAACAGAGAATGCCAAGTACAAAACTCTTTCATTTAACCCAGTCGATTCTCAGTTAGTTGAACAGTTGAAATTGACGGCTGAAATTGTCTGTTCGGTGTTTCATGTTCCTTTGTATAAAGTCGGGCTAGGAGAGGTTCCCTCATACAATAATGTTGAAGCATTAGATCAGCAATACTATTCCCAATGCTTACAGTCTCATATCGAAGCTATTGAGATCTTATTGGCTCAAGGTCTTGATTTACCGTTGTCTGAAAAAATTGAATTTGATTTAGACACATTAATGCGAATGGATACCGCAACACGCTTTAAAGCTCACAATGAAGGAATTAAAGGTGGGTGGTTATCGCCGAATGAAGTGCGTAAGAAGGAGAATTTAGCGCCTGTCGAGGGCGGAGATACACCTTATTTGCAACAACAAAATTATAGTTTGGCGGCATTATCATGGAGAGATAAACAAAAAATGCTGACATCCTCTGATAAAAGCGAGTTATTTGTGGAGACCGTGAGCGAAGCATCGGTGCAGGACGAAAAACACTATTTTGCGGAGTGTATCAAGTGAATCAACGTGAAAAACAATTTACCGATAACTTGATTGAGGCTGTGAATAATGCGTTAGCGAAGCGTGATGCGCGTATTGATAGCTTAATGGAACAGCTGTCACTTTATCAGCAACTGCTCCAGAAACAAGAGAATGATATTGCTGCCTTACTCTTGTTGTTAGAAGAGCAAGCCAGTGCCTCACTGAATCGCCTTGAACAGTGGTTTGATGCTGAAAAAAATAGCTTTGAACAATCCTTACATGCTTTTCTTATTCAGCAAGTCAAGGCTATTCCTATACCTAAAAATGGTAGAGATGGTCACAGTGTGACATTAGAAGATATTAAACCGCTGATTGATTCGGCGGTTAATTTGGCTATTTCCGCGCTTCCCAAACCCTTAGATGGTAAAGATGGAAAAGATGGTCATAGTGTGACATTGGAAGAGGTAAAACCGCTGGTTGATTCGGCGATTAATTTGGCTATCTCCGCGCTTCCCAAACCCTTAGATGGTAAAGATGGAAAAGATGGTCACAGTGTGACATTAGAAGAGATTAAACCGCTGGTTGATTCGGCGATTAATTTGGCTATCTCCGCGCTTCCCAAACCCTTAGATGGTAAAGACGGAAGAGATGGTCATAGTGTGACATTGGAAGAGGTAAAACCGTTGGTCGATTCGGCGGTTAATTTGGCTATTTCCGCACTCCCCAAACCCTTAGATGGTAAGGATGGCAGAGACGGTAAAGACGGCTCGAGTGTCACCGTAGAAGAGGTTAAAGCATTTGTCATGTCTGAAGTGAGTGCTGCGGTAAAAGCACTTCCTGTGCCGAAAGACGGGAAAGACGGTCGAGATGGCAAGGATGGTCGAGATGGTAAAGATGCCTTTAATATTGACATCCTTCCCGATATTGATGAAACCAAAAGTTATGCGCGTGGCACTCTAGCGACACATCATGGGGGATTATGGCGCGCCTACGAGCAAACAAAAGGGATGCATGGTTGGGAGTGCATTGTCAGAGGGTGCAGTAGCCTAGCTTGGTCACTTCAAGATGAAAGGACCTTATTAGTTAATTCAATACTAAGCAATGGGGAGATGGTACAAACCAAATATGTTTTCCCAACAATGATATATCAAGGTGTTTTTGCCATAAACAGAGCGTTGCCTTATCAAAAAGGGGATGTAGTCACTTGGGGAGGCTCATTGTGGCACTGTAATGAACCCACCAAGGACAAGCCAGGGGAATTACATTCCAAAGGCTGGACGTTGATAGTGAAACGTGGACGAGACGGGAGAGACACGAAATGATGAACATCGTTACATTGCAGGAGGTGAAATCTCACTTACGTATTGATCATGATTTTGATGATGCGGATTTGCAATTAAAAATTAACGCGGCGACAGCAGCTGTCCTTGATCATGTGAAAAGTTGGGTAGAACGATTTCAAGGAGACGAAACGAAACTTAAGCAATCCCCCGATTTTTATCGAGTAAAGGATGCCATTTTAATCTTAATTGGTATAAGAGATAGGGATAGAGAAGGTGTCGATATTGCGCTTTATCCCCAAGGAATGCTGCCTTATCCCGTCACCTGTTTGTTGGGGTCCATGCACAAACCGACTATTTTGTGAGGTGACAATGATAGGAACTGCTGCAGGACGATTTCGTCATATCATCACCCTTCAACAACCTGAGCCCAAGCCTAATCGGATAAGTGGGGATGAAGTCATTTGGCGTGACGTGTTAAAAGATATTCATGCAAGTGTTGAACCTCTACGTGGACGTGAATATTTTCAGGCGCAACAGGTGCAAAGTGAAACTACCTTCAGAATACGTATGCGCTGGTTCCCTCAGGTAAAATCCACTATGCGCGTCTGTTTTGGCTCACGTATATTCAATATTGTTGCCATTATTGATCCTGAAGAGCGTCATCGTGAGCTTCAATTGATGTGCAAAGAGGGCGTGAATGATGGGGGAGATTAAAATCAGTGGGTTAGCTGAACTCTCGCAATACTTAAAAGCGTTGGAGAAAAATGTGGGTAAACGTATTGCCCGAAAAGCGATGAATGCGGGAGCGATGGAATTAAAGCAGGAAATCAAACATCGAGTGCCTATTCTTAAGGAAACGGTACCGCATCGACGCAAGGGCACCATCAAGCGCAATATTCGTTCTAAAACGAAAGTGCAGCGCAATGGACAAGTTAAAACGCGTATTTGGGTGAAATCATTATCGGGTAAAAAGGTGTCTGCCTTTAAACAGGTAACGGGAAAAAGTGCGGCATTGAACCCGAATGATCCGTTTTATTGGTGGTTTGTCGAGTTTGGTACAGCCAAGATGCCCGCACAACCGTTTATGCGCCCCAGCTTTGAAGCAAAAAAGGAAGCGACGGCCAAAGTGATTGTTCAAACACTCAAAGAGGATATTGAAAAAGCAAGGTAGAGATCATGATACAGCAATTAAAAGAGACCCTTTCACCGCTGGTCGATGGAAGGGTTTTTTTTCAGGTATTACCTGAAGGCAAAGGGCATTATCCCGCCATTGTGATCCAGTTTGCCAGCATCACGCCTAACAGTGCGCTGGAGGATGCGGATTTAGATAACTATCGCGTGCAACTCGATGTGTATGCGCCCCAGCCACAACCCCTGATGGTCTTGCGTAAAAAAATAGAGGCTCAGATTATCGAGGCAATCCCATTTGCACAACGGGTGAATGCTGTCTTTGGGTATGAAGCGGATGTCAAATTACATCGGCTTGTTTTTGAATTGATGATTTCATCAGATAAATAAGGAATGGATATGACAAAGCCAAAGAACCATAAAGCGACGCCTTTCCTCGGCACGAAGATCTTTGTGCAAACAGGCTTAGGAGAGGCGATGATGGTGACGGAAGTGACGTTATCACCCGCAACCATTACTATCGCCAATAATAAGCTGAAAGCCGATGACATGATTATGTTATCGGGACTCGGGGAGTTAGATGGGCGTTTTCCTGTTGCACAGGTTGATGGCAATAAAGTGACCCTGTGCGACGAAGTGGATTGGAGTGATAAAACGCTACCCACGGATTTTGTAAACGCCAAAGCACAACGTATTCAATGGTCTAATAATTTCTGTGCGGTAAAAAGTTTCAGCAAAGATGGTTCGACAACCGAACAAATTGATGTCACCACCATTTGCAGTGATGGCAAGGAATATGAATCCGGTGATACAGAATACGGTTCAATTAAATTGACCTTTTTCTTACGGTATAGCTCCAGTGAGGTGCAACGACTCTTGCGTAAATATGAAAACAGCAAAGAAAAATTCGCAGTGAAAATGGTCTTAACGCGAGATGAAGGCTCCATGTTTTATTACGGCTCCGTCGAGACAGGTATGAACATTGATGGCAGTGTAGGGCAAATGATGGATTCGGGGATCTCGATTAAATTGTCTGGCCGTGATTATTTGAATGCGAAGAAATAACCCTTAATTCACCTCTTTCATTATTTCTCTTCTCCCTTCTCGATAAAAAATCTTAGGAGTGATTATGTCTAACGCGTTATTGCGAGAATTAGTGTTAAACCAAGCACTGAAAGTGACGCCTTTTACCTATTTAGACAACACCTTTTATGTCAAAGAGTTGGATGTTGGCACCATGAATTACATTCAGCGCAAACTTCGCCAAATTAAAATCAAGCTCGCTGAGGCGCAGGACATTTATTTAGACGAAGACGAGCCCGAACAATTTAATGAGGCGATAAATCGTGTCTACGATGAATATGATGTCGCCAGAATGTTGGCTTTTAAGTTGTGTGATGAAAAAGGGGAACTGCTTTTTGATGCAGAAAATGAAGAAGACTTAAAAGGTCTTAATCGTTTAGGACAAGGGTTCTCTAATGCGGTGTTTACAGCCGAAGCGGGGAATAGCGAAAAAAACTTGGAGAACGGCGACAATTTCAATTGATATTGTCGCTGGCATTGGGAAAAACCCTCGCGGAAATCGAGCAAATGCCCGAAAGCCACTTGTGTGAATATGAAGCTTTTTATCGCAAACAACCCTTTGGTTTATGGCGAGAGGATTATCGGATGGCACAAGTGGCGCATCTTCTTGCGATGATAAATCGTGATCCGAAAACGTCTCCGCCTGAATTGATGGATTTTATGCCGATGTGGAAGAAGAAAATCACGGAAGAAGAGCTGTGGGATAACGTTACTGAGAGTGTATTAGCTAATCGATAGCCCCACATCAGTGGGGCTTAATCGTTAACCACCGCGAGACATTTTCTCAATTTTTTTATCCGTATTGTATTGAGAAAGGGCATAAACCGACCAGATAGCCGCAGGGATCCATCCAATTAAGGTGATTTGTAGGATAAGGCAGAAGATGCCAGCAAATGGGCGATCAATCGTGAAAAATTGTAACCAAGGTAATAATAACGCCAGAATAAGTCTCATAAAACCCCCTCTATTATTCGAAATTTCAGTTTATCAATAATTAAATCAATAGCAAATAACAAGGAATATTGCATTTATTCAGGGTGAAAGTTTGCTTTTGTAGTGTTCATACCAAGGATTGAATTTATGGCGGGAGCATTAGGTAGATTAAATATTGATTTGACGCTAAATACGGCAAATTTCACAAATGCGATCAACCGTAGCCAGCGCCAAACAGAACAATTTGGGCAAAGTATTCGCGTCAGCCTTCAAGCTATCACCGTGCAACAAGAGCGAATGGTATCGCAAACCGCAAAATCCTCGGCGCTTTTTGCCCGTTTTGCGAGTGTCACCGCAAGTGCATTATCCATTCATCAAGTCATTAATTATGCTGATAGTTGGACGGAATTACAGAACCGCTTAAAACTGGTGACAGAAAGCTCCGTTGAGTTAAATAAAGCCACACAAGCGGTCTATGATATTGCCCAAAAAACCTATCAATCATTGGATGCCACAGCACAGGTTTATCAACGTTTTGCGGATAATGCCGATCGTTTAGGCTTAAGTCAGCAAAAAGTCGCTGAACTTACGGGAACCGTCTCAAAAGCCGTGGCGATTTCAGGAGCGAGTGCAACCGCAGCCCAAGCGGCATTAACCCAATTTGGTCAAGCATTAGCCTCGGGGCAGTTACGTGGCGAAGAGCTGAATTCAGTGATGGAGCAAACCCCTGCATTAGCGAAAGCCATCGCTGACGGAATGGGTGTCAGTGTGGGCGAATTAAGGAAGAAAGCCCAAGACGGTGAAATGACGATTGAGAAAGTCATTCAAGCCTTAGAACGTGCAGCCGACAGTGTGGATAAAAAATTTGCTACCAGCGTGACAACGGTTAGCCAAGGTTTCACCAATCTTCAATCGGCGATAACAAAATTTATCGGTGAAGCGAATCAAGGTACAGGTGCGACTCAGCTTTTTACCACAGGGATGACCACTCTTGCCGATAATCTATCGTTAGTCACTAAAGTGGTTGAAGGGATCGCCGTCACGGCATTGGTAGCAAAACTTTCTCAATGGACGAAAGCCACTTATCTGAAAAATCAGACAACGTTGAATGAAGCCAAAGCCACATTACAGAGTGCAGAGGCAAACAGTGTGGCAGCAACCAGTGCCGTGAGGAAGGCATGGGCAGATAAAGAAGCCGCCACATCGGCGCTCAATAGAGCCAAAATGGAATATCAAGTTGCTAGAGGCACTAACGCGGAAAAAATCGCACTCGATAACCTTATCGCCACAAAGTCACTCGCAAGAACAGCCTCTTTAAACTATACACAGGCATTAACCGCAGAAAACGTTGCTCAACGTGCATTAACGACCGCTCGGCGTCAATCAACGGTGGCGGGGCGAGCGCTCAACAGTGTTATGGGATTCGCGGGTGGCCCTATTGGATTAGTGTTGACCGGTGTGGCGGCATTGGGCATGGGACTGTATGAATACAGCGAAAATGTCAAACAAGCCAAACTCGAATCGATTGAATTTGCCAATTCTCTTGATACATCAACAGAAGCGTTAAACAAAATGAGCAATGCCACGTTAGTGGCGAATTTAAGCAAAGTTTCATCGGGCATTAACGCGCAATTGGAGAAAATCGAGGAACTTAAACAACAGGTTATTTCCTTACAAGGTCTATCAAAATACAGCGTTGAGAGTGAAAAGGCGTTTACTGAACAAGGTGTGGAGGATTTATACCTTAAACGAGTAGCTGAAAAGCAAAAAGAGCTTGATGCTGCGATGGGGACATATGCAGAGCAAGTTAATAACTTAGAGCGTCAGCGAGCCAATATGCAAAATATGTTGGCGACACTCAAAGAAAAAGTGGGCGATCAAGCCCCTGAATATAGACGCTATGCCACCGAATTACAAAATGTTGATGCCGTTATCAATTCACTTAAGGCGAGTTTAAAGAGTTTAGGCATTGAATATGAATCACTCATTGATATCACGCTTCAGGCGACAAATAGCCAAGTGAATGCCGCCACGGCGATTGCTAAACAGATTGATGAATCGATTGAAAAATCGCAACGTTCAGTGGCAAAAGCGCAAGCCACAGGGAAGGCATTAGCGAAATTAAATGCAGAAGATGTATTGGCTTCACGCAAAATTACGCCAGATATGCAAGGCTACGATAAAGCCTTACAAGCGGAAATTGAGGCACAACTGGCACAGCAAGCCAAACGGACGTATAAGCCCAGCCATAAATCAACCATTGATTATGCCAAACAGTACACCAAAATCTTGACGGAATTAGAGGAAAAACAAGCCTCACTGATTGCGGATGGGCAAAGTATTCAGCGGTATGGCACTACCTCTTCCTTTAATGAATACACATCCGCCTTAGCCGATATCAAACAGAATAAAGATAAGTTTGATGCCATCTTAAAAATCGATCCCAACGCCATTGAGACGATCAAAGAAAAAGCGAAAGCCATTGATGACTTAGCGCGTGCCAATTCGGTCGCGCAATTTGCTTATGATCGCGGTAAAGAAATTGAGCAGATGCAATTTGAAACCACCCTGATAGGAAAATCACGCGCAGAGCAAGAAAAGCTTAATGCCCTTCGTCAGATTGATGTGCTGTATCAGCAAGCCAGTGTGGATTTAGGTGAGAAAGAGCTGGCGAACTTACAACGTAATGTTGAACTCACTAAACAGCAGATTGAGGAAGAACTGAGGAAGCGAGAGGCCATGAAAGGTGATCCGATGGTGGGATTAAAACAAGGCTTATCGGATTTCAGTGAGTCAGCCATGGATGTGATGGAGAACGTCAGAAACGTCACTACCAATGCGCTTAATAATATGTCTGATGCGTTAGCCGATTTTGCTTTAACGGGGAAAGGAAGCTTTAAAGATTTTGCCAATGCGGTGATCTCCGATATCACTCGAATGGTGATGAAAATGCTGGTTTTCAAAGCCATTGAAGCAGGCGGGCAGGCAATGGGCTTTGATATGGGATGGATGAGCAAAGGGCATGCTTATGGTGGCTATACGGGGCATGGCGGGAAATTCGAACCTAAAGGGATTGTACATGGTGGCGAGTTTGTTTTTACCAAAGAAGCGACGGCTAAATTGGGTGTCGGCAATCTCTATCGCTTAATGCATGCGGCGCAAGGTTATGCTTCGGGGGGCTTTGTGGGGGCGGTCGCAGGGCGAATACCGATTACACCGCAACCGACGTTAGCCCGTGCAGGCGGGGTGCAAATGACGGTCGTTAATCATATTACGGTGACAGGAAATGGTGACGCTGTACTTGCGCAGGCAATGAAAGAAGCCGCACAACAAGGGACAGAAGCAGGCGCACAGAAAGCTCACGCGATGATGTTACAAGACTTTCAAAGTAATGGCGCAGCACGCAGAACATTAGGAGTTTAAATGTCTATTCTTGAATGGCCAAAAGCGGTGATCCCCATACAGGAAAACTGGCAATTATTGAGTAACAGCAAAACCTTTACCTCGCCATTTAATGGAAGTAGCCAGACGGTACGCTTTCCAGGAAGTCGTTGGCGTTGTGAGCTGACATTTAATAATTTAAATGAAGAGAAATCGCGCCAGTTAGAAGCGCTAGTGGCTTCATTGGATGGCATGTCGGGACGGGTCAAAATATCAAGCTGGATAAGAAAAGGGCGTTATGGGTATGGTTCGCCTCGTA